AGGGTAAAAAAGCACAGTTAGACAATATTGTTGAGAGTAATCCTGAAGTAAATGTAAATACAGTAAAGCAAATAAGAGGTGTGTATCCAACAATGCCAGAAGCTGAATTGTTCAGATTAATATCTATTAAATATCCTAGAAAAGAAACTGAATCTAGTCAGGATTATTTAAGTAGAATAGGTGGTATGATAAAAGAAGTGTATGAAGAAGAAAAGAAAAATAAAATATCTGATGATAATTTGAAGAAGTTCTTTGATACTCAAAAAGATACAGTAACTCAACAGAATATAAGCAGGAGTGTTGCAAGAAAAGGTAAAAGCAGAGGGTAAAACTAATGCAAAAAGCACAAGACAATTTATCTTTCCTAGATAAATATGAAGAAGAAGATACAATTACAACTACTCCAGTGCAAGAAGATAACTTATCATTCTTAGATAAGTATGAACAAGAAGAAGATATTCAAACTAAACCTGAAGAGGATGATGCTTTATCCTTTTTAGATAAGTATGAAGAAGACGCAAAACCCCCCGAAGAAACCTCCCTCGTTTTAAATCCTGAATATGCAGAAGAAACTAAAGTAGATAGAGTAAAAACTCTAGATGAGTTTTCTAAAGATGAAAACTTTTTAGCTACTCTGCGTTCTTATGGTAAGAAAAGATTTGGTGATTCAGGTCTACAAATGGAAGACGAGAGTGACAAAGATTATGTCAGAAGATTTATCACACACTACAGACAGTTTAAT